CATGGGATGTTACTGTAGGAGATGCTGTCAACATATCAACCGGTGGAGATCTCAATCTTAACGTAACTGGAGCAAGTGTTGTTTCAAGTACCGGTGATTTTACTATTGAAGCTGCCAACACAGCAATAGATGGCGGCAATATTAATTTTAACTCTGGCATTGCTGGCCCTGCTGGATTTGCTACATTGTCAACTCCTCCAGAGCCATTGCCAACTATTCTAAATCCAACAGATCAAGACGGCGAAGTGGTAGAAAGTATAATGGCACGTGTGCCAACTACAGAGCCGTATCCTCATCATGAAAATCTTGACGGTACCATGTTTAAACCAGAGGCAACAGATAGAGAAGCAGCAACAGCAATTGAAGTTCCCAAAGCCTGGAAAACTTACGGAGTTCCAATGGACACTTTCTTAAAAGGAAATAGTTAATTATGGCCAGCTTATATACAACAACACCAGTATCAAAAAGACCCGCTCCTACTCAACGAACAGTTCAGAGATATAGAGGGTTCAGCACCATAAGTGGAGCAACACAGAATTTTGCCTTGTACGATTTTGAACTAATCAAGCAAGATTTAATGAATAACTTCCATGTACGCCAAGGCGAACGACTAATGAATCCAACTTACGGAACAATCATTTGGGATTTGCTATTCGAACCCTTGACTGACCAAGTCAAACATCTAATACTAGAAGATGTCAATAACATTTTCAATAACGAGCCTCGTGTGAGAGCAGGCAACATTGTTGTAACTCCATACGACACTGGTTTGCAAATACAATGTACACTGACATACCTGCTGTATAACATCCAAGACCGCATGAAACTTCAGTTTGACCAAGCCAATGGACTGAACGCACAATAAACTGCGCACATAATTTTATTCAATAAATACACTTATTAGGACACATTATGAGCTCAACGGATAGACAAAATAACTTGTTGGTCAGTGAAGACTGGCAGAAGATTTATCAATCATTTAAGAACGCTGACTTCCAAAGCTACGATTTTGACAATCTACGCCGTACCATGATTGACTATATCCGTACCAATTTCCCAGAAGATTTCAACGATTACATTGAGTCTAGCGAATACCTTGCCCTAATTGACCTTATTGCGTATGTGGGACAAAGCATAGCTTTCCGTGTTGACTTAAATGCTCGTGAAAACTTCTTGGAACTGGCCGAGCGTCGTGATAGTATACTGCGTTTGGCACGTTTGATCAGTTACAATCCCAGCAGAAACGTTCCTGCTAACGGACTATTAAAAGTCAATACAGTACAGACTACAGAAAATGTAATAGACAGCAACGGTAGAAATTTAGCAGGACAATATGTTACTTGGAATGATCCAAGCAATCCAAACTGGTATGATCAGTTTATTAAGATTATCAATGCAGGCCTGCCGCAACAACATCAATTTGGAAATCCTGTGGACCAGGCAAACATATACGGAATCCCCACAGCACAATACAGATTCAACAGCACTAATACAGATATTCCAATTTATACTTTTAGCAAATCTATTTCCGGGCGTAATACAGTGTTTGAAATTACCAGTACCACATTTGCTGGACAAGAGCGTATTTACGAAGAAGCTCCTAAAGTGGGAAACAGTATTGCTTGTGTTTACAAAGATGACGGCCGCGGCGCTGGTAGTCCGTCCACTGGCTTTTTCTTTAATTTTGTGCAAGGCACATTGAATCAAGGAACATTCAATGTGAGTCAGCCTACCAGCAATCAAGTGCTTGATATTGAATCACAAAACATCAACGATACCGATGTGTGGTTGTATTCTTTGAACCAAAGTACAGGTCTAGAAGACATCTTGTGGACACAGGTTCCAGCATTAACTGGTAACAACATTATCTATAACAGTTTAAGCAGCAACATAAAAACAATTTATAATGTTATTTCTAGAGCCAATGATGCTGTGAGTTTAAGTTTCAGCGATGGTGTATTTGGAATGTTACCGCAAGGAAATTTCAGAGTCTATTATAGAGTTAGCAATGGTATAACATACACAATTAATCCCACAGATATTGTCAATGTCATTATCAATGTTCCATACACCAGTGCAACAAATCAAGCGGAGGTGTTGACTCTCAGTCTAAGTTTGGCAACATCCGTAGCCAATGCCAGTGCAACGGAATCAAACGCCAGTATTAAAACAAATGCACCTCAGTCTTACTACACACAAAACAGAATGATCACAGGCGAGGATTATAACATTAGTCCGTTGTCTGCTTCAACTGCTGTTGCAAAAATCAAAGCATTAAACAGAGCCAGCAGTGGCATAAGTCGTTATTTTGATTTAACAGATCCTACTGGAAAATATTCAAGTACAAATTTGTTTGCCGACGACGGTGTTTTATACCAAGACTTATTTACTACAACTACAAATTTCAAGTATGCTAATCAAACTGATATTCAAAATGTAATCTTTAACACAGTCTACGACATTCTCAAAACACCAGGTTTGAGAGATTTTTATTATACACAATTTGTTGATTACCTTACCACTAGTTTAAACGTTGCATGGAACAGTGTAACAACTGACAGCAACACAGTTAGTGGTTATGTGTACGATTCTAATAGTAATAAAAAATATGCAGTTGGAAGTTACACATTCACTGACTTAAAATATTTTACTCCAAGTGCATTGGTTAAATTTCTACCTCCCGCTGGATATTACTTTGACACAATAAATCAAAACATGTTGAAAGTGCTGCCTGCCGGACCATTGCCCAAAGGCGGCGTAACATATATCTGGGCACAAGTCACATCGGTAAGAGACGACGGCACTGCCAACGACACTGGTGTACTATCAACGGGTTTTGGACCAATAGTATTGGACGATGTAATACCAACTGGTTCTAAAATAACACAGATTATACCCAAGTTTGCCACAACTCTTAATTCGTCAATTATTACCACAATGATTGATTTGATTTTTTCAAATGTTCCGTTTGGCCTACGTTACGATGTTGCCACACAAAGCTGGCAAATAATTTTTGAAAACAACCTAAATCAAACAGGTGCGTTCAGTTTAAGTAATCAAGGCAGTAGCAGTCCGTTGAAATTAGATTCAAGTTGGTTTTTATTGTTTACTACAGACAATGAATTTTACACAATAACTTCACGTCAGTTGCGTTATGTGTTTGAAAGTGATCAAGAACTTACTTTCTATTTTGACTCCAATGTGAAAATTTATGACACTGTGTTGACATCAACAGTTACAGACACTGTGAAAATTTTAGGTATTAATACCGATCCGTTGTCAGCTGGCGGCAATTCGTCGTATACCAAAGACATGCCATGGCAAGTTGTTGGTGAGTTTGTGGGTGAAGACGGATACGTGGACCCAACCAAAATAATATTGAGTTTTGCTGACAGTACCAACACTGGAGTGGTTGATAATCCGCAAGTGTTTACAGACATTGTGAATACAGGTTCTAACAATCCTTATGAAAAATACATTGTTCAAGAACTGTACTCTATCAGCCAAGGGCAGGAAGATTATCGTTATGTTTCTAACAACGCATTGACTGGCCCAGTATTTTTTACTTCAACTAATCCTGTTGATGGAAAATATTATTACTCGTCTGGATTGGTCACCAAGTACAATGCCGCAACTGGCAAATTTATTCCCACTCTTGACTACATTGTGTATGTGGGCAGAGACAAATTAAAATTTCAATACATACACAGTGCTGATTACGACAGCAGGATTGACCCAGGACCAAGTAACCTAATGGACTTGTATGTGCTAACCAACGATTACAACACTGCATTTAGATTATGGATTGCTGCAGGTGCTCCAACAGACGGTAGCGAACCGTTGCCACCCGGCTCTGACGAATTAAATGTGATGTTGAGTCCTAATTTAAATTTAATCAAATCCATAAGCGACGAAGTAATTTATCATCCAGTGAGTTATACTTTGTTATTTGGCGCAGCTGCCACAGCAGATTTACAGGCCAACTTTAATGTTGTAATTAATCCTGCCAGCACAGTATCCAGTGCAGATGTATCATCAAGAATATTATCAGCCATCAACAGATTTTTTGCACTTGACAATTGGGACTTTGGAGATACTTTTTACTTCTCAGAACTTTCAACGTATGTGTTGACTCAACTATCTCCTGATGTGATTAGTTTTGTTATAGTTCCAACCAAATCAGATTCTTACTTTGGTGGACTATTTGAAATAAGATGCCCAAGTAACAAATTGTTTGTTAGTTGTGCAACCACAGACAACATTGTTATAGTAGCAGGTTTAACTTCTACCAACCTTAGAACAGTGACAGGAGCCGCATTGAATTCCGTAGTAACATCACAAAATATAATTAGCGCAGCGCTTGGAGCAGATTAATGTCTAACAAAACAGATCCGCTAGGAAAAACAGGACTTACGGCAAATTTACTGCCAAATTTTTATCAGACAATTCCTAACAAAAAGTTTTTACAAGCAACTCTTGACCAGTTGTATCAGCCTGGCGCCCTAACCAAAGTCAATGGATTCATTGGAAGGGAAAATGCCAAAGCCGCAACGGGCAAAGACATATATGTCACCGCGGCTGATCCAAAGAGACAACAGTATCAATTAGAACCAGGAATTGTAATTAAAGACAGTTTAAAAAACATCACATTCTTTAAAGATTATATTGATTACGTTAATCAAATTGGTGTGTTTGGTGGCGACACTACTAATCATGCACGATTAAACAAACAAGAATTTTACAGTTGGGATCCGCATATTGATTGGGATAAATTCACTAACTTCCAAAATTATTACTGGGTTCCCTACGGCCCTGACACTATTAAAATATACGGTCAGCCTTTGGCAATTACCAGCTCTTATACAGTAGAACTACAAGACGTTGGGTCAAACAATCAGTATGTGTTTACACCTGACGGATTTAGCCCAAACCCTCCTTTGAAACTTTACAAAGGTCACACTTATACTTTTAATATCACCAGTCCAGGCAACCCGTTTAGTTTCATGACTAGACGTTCTACTGGAATTGTAAATCGATATATCACTGACAATATCGACAATTACGGTGTTACCAACGGATCGATCACATTCACAGTTCCGTTAGATGCGCCGAGTGTACTATACTACCAAAGTGAAACTGATATAGACTTGGGTGGAAGCATTGACATTTATTCAATCAACGACGATACGTTTATCGATGTTGAAAAAGATTTTCTTGGAAAATCAACTTACAAATTGACTGACGGTACAATTATTAGCAACGGAATGAAAGTTTCGTTTGGCGGTAATGTCAATCCAGTGCAGTATGCAGATGGTGAATATTATGTAGAAGGAGTTGGTTCGGCTATTAAATTAGTTCCAACATCTGTGTTAGAAATCATAACGCCTTACACAGTGGATCAAACAGTTGCGTTTGCAAGTGATCCTTTCGGAACAATGCCTTTTAGTAATGCCACAGGGTTTGCCAGCGAAAAAGATTATATCACAATCAACAGATCTAGTAGGGATCGTAACCCTTGGAGTAGATACAATCGTTGGTTTCACAAAGATGTGATAAACACAAGTGCTGAATATAATAAAAGTATTCCATCATTAAATCAACTATCAAGAGCCAACAGACCAATTATTGAATTTACAGCTGATTTAAAATTATTCAATTTTGGAACTTATGCAGCTGCTGATGTTGATTTGATTGACAATTACACTGATGATATTTTTTCAAAGATAGAAGGATCTATTGGATACAGCATTGACGGCATACCAGTAGTTCACGGTCATAAAATTTTAGTTACAGCAGATACTGATCCACTTGTGGTAAACAAAATTTATCAAGTTGAGTTTATTGATGTACGAAATTTAAGCAGTGGTAGTAAACAAATTCACCTAGTTGAAATTGCTCAGCCAACTGTCAACGAGTGTGTGATCATAAGATCTGGTGTTGTTAATCAAAGTTTGACATACTGGTTCAACGGCACAACGTGGGTCAGCAGTCAACAAAAAACAAATACAAATCAGCCGCCGTTGTTTGATGTAGTAGATGACAACGGAATTAGCTATGGTGATATCAGTGTATACAGCGGTTCAACATTTTTAGGAACAACAGTTTTTTCCTATAAAGTGGGAACAAGTTTGCCTGATAAAGCATTGGGATTTCCACTAACATATCAAAACGTTAGTAATATTGGTGATATTGTTTTTGATTTTAATTTTGCCATAGACACTTTTCAGTACAAACAATCCACTAATCTGATTACTGTACAAATAGAACGGGGTTACTTGTTAAGTCAGGACTACGCAGGCAACACACTGTATCAAAATGGTTGGCAAGTATGCAAAGCCGACTATGTACAAGCTGCTTTGAGAATTTATAACAATTCCAATTTAACCAACAATTTTGATATAGATATTTTTGATGCATCTCCAGAAGAGATGTTGTTAGACCTAGACGATGTACGAGTGTACATCAATTCACAACGAGTTGCAATTGATTACTGGACATTG